AGATGTGTATAAGAGACAGGAGTACTAACGTAGGTAGGATTCTCGATCAGAACTCTTTCCAAACAGCCCTTGAACAAGGGAACTTGAATAGAATACGTGCAGCTGTTTTTGCTGGTAGAGCGGGTGCAAGAAAACTTGACGATCCTGAAGTAGCACAAAGACTAACTAAAGCTGTAGAAGACGGTATCTCAGGCTTTAGAACTTGGAGAGAAAAGGTTGAGTCTGGTCAGTACTTCCTCAGTGAAGCTGACGATACACCTATTACCCGTATTAATGAGAGACTAGCTAAGCTATACTTTCTTAATGGTAGCGAAGAGTTAGGTATATCTGGTTTAACTCAAGCAATAAGAGATACATTCGGTGTTGAAGACTTTTTTAAGCTTGAGAATGGTAGTGAAAACTACACAGATGCTTTGATTAACGCTATGGAGTTTCTACCAAGACAGAAACAGATGGACGTTATTGAGTTCTTTAACCAAACTGTAGGTGAATTTGCTCCCAGCTTAAAAGTAAGTAATATTCAAGACTTAGGAAACTACCTAGCGTCAACTGTTAGTGAATCCGCAAAGGATCTTGCTACTCAGTCTGCTGGTAAAAGAATTATGTACGGCACGGGGGCTGATGCGTCAAGAAGTTTGAAAGGTGCTGCGGGAAACCAGCCTATAGGTAAGACAGTACTTGGAGACTTGGTGCAAGGCACGGCTGACGAACTACCAACAAAGGAAGTAGCAAAAGAAGTTAAACAGGGTATCGTTGCTCGTCTCCAGAATAACTACGTCAGAACACTTGTTACCCACTCTGGTACTACCATGTTGAACCTCTCTGGTTGGGCACAGATGTCCGCCCTGAACGTAATGTCTGGTACTCTACGTGGTACCGTCTACGGTTCTCTTGGCCTTATTGAAGGCCTTGTTAAGGGTAACATGAAGGCTTCAACTTATGCAAACAAGGCAGCTACTGAGTTTGGTTCTATTAGAAGACAGCTTAGTAACTTAGTAAACCCATACGCAACGTATGACCAAGCTATGTCCTACCTTCTTGCTAGACCTCAAGCCAGAAAAGAACTGTTTAAGTACATTGCTGGTGGCGTTGAGTCAGGTATGGATGAGGATGCTATTCTACGTCAGGCGGGCATAGAGGGTGCTAATCCTACTGATAAGAACTTCTTTGAGAAGTACATGCAGGCAGCTCAGGTTCTGTATGGTGTACGTGCTGTAGACTTCCTGTCTAAAACACAGGAGTTTATGACAAGCCTAGACAGAAATATTAGAAGAAGGTACGGCCAGTCATACGAAGAGTTTCTACAGAGAGATGACTTCTATGACTTGATGACATCTAAAAACTCTGAGACCTTCAAGGAGTTTATGAAGTTAGAGGCCAAGACCGTACAAGAGACACTAGGAAACACCTTTAACAGGTCTCTTGCTGGTGATGATATGATTGGTCAGGTAGCTGGAATGATTGAAAAAATAAGAACAGTTCCAGTTATCGGTGCTCTTGCTCCATTTGGTCAGTTTTTTAATAACACGATGGCTCTTACAGCTGACCTACTTGGTGCTTCAATACCTTACCATTACTACATGAGAGGTAGAGCGAAGAGACTTGGAAAAGACTTCGTGGAAAAAGACTTGATGGATATGGCGACTAAAGCTGCTATTGGCTATGGTCTTCTTGGTTGGTCTGTACAACATGAGCTACAGTTGCTTGAAGAGGGTTTACCTCTCTTTGCTGAGAGACAAGAGAATGGTGCTGTAGTTGACTACAGATACGAATTCCCTCTTGCTGCTTTCAAAGGGTATGGGAGAGCTATTGCTCACTTCTGGAGGGATGGATCAATACCAGTAGACGTTATTAAAGACGTTACAGAAACTGTTGGCCCAGGTTCTTTCTCAAGGCAGTTGAATGAAACATATGGTTCTGTTGTTGATGGTGTTCTAGATGCACTTCAAGACCCACAGAATGAGATGCTGCCTGGTCTTATGAATATGCTTGAGGTCTCAATGGCTCAGTATGCTTCAGGTGTTACCAGATCACTTGATCCACTGAACCAAGTTATTGCTCTCACCCGTGGTGAAGACTACGAAGCTATTGACCGTTCAGTAGGAAACAGGAATATCAATAACTCAATTAGGTATATTGACCAATTCCTTGTCCCATTCATGGACCCTGAGAGAAGACCACCAGTCTCAGCTACAACAGGAAGAGAGCCTGCAGCACAGACTAACAGGATCTTTGGTTACAGGGAGCTTCCTGCTCCTTCAACTATTGAGAGAATGTTTGCTGATATTGGTAGACCTAACTGGAAGACTGAGATCTACGTACCTGATGGTAACGCTGGACGTATCCTAAGGGAACACATCTACCCACACCTTGAGATACGGGCAGCTGAACTTCTTGAGTCTAGCCTGTGGGAAACCTCTAACCTCAGACAGAGAGAGGATGCTGTAAGAAGTATTATCACTGGTGCTAGGAGGGATATGATGGAGTCTCTTCGTAGATCTTATGATGAACCTGATCGTAAGGCTGCATTCATCTACGATATCTTCAACACATCCACTAGGGCTGCTGACAGAGACCGTCTGATTGAGTCTTATGGTGTCACACCTGAAACCCTGTGGACACTCACTGAGGATCAGCTAGACGATCTGCTCTACATGATTAAAGCTGAAGGGGCAGCTTCAAGAAGAACCAGTAGGGATCTCAGGGATAGAGGACCAAGATAAAAAAATACCCCCAGTGTTTAGGCTGGGGGTACTTACAGTTTATTACCGTTTCCTTCGCAGTAGGATGTCGGTATACCTCAGGGCTTCATCTACTAGCTCATCGGCCCTGTTATAACCAGGGGCAGCTAACAAGCCAGAGAGGATGCTTGCTGCCATCACGAACCGAAGTTCTTCGGGAGAGGAGAGGAGGCTTTCGTACCTCGGCTCGTTGCCCCTGGTATCCTTTAGCTTCTCACGTAGAAACTTTTCAGCTTCCTTCTCAATAGAGTTGGAGGCTTTTGTTTTTCTAGGGGTGGAAGATTTGTTGTTAGTAGTCACTGCTTAGACTCTTCTTATTATTTTGTTATATTATAACATACAAGAAAAGTACAGTCAAGGAAGATCCCCGCTGTTTGGTTGAGTTAGTTCTAGAAACCTTAACATAAGCTGTATGTGATCGTCAAACTCTTTTCCTGAGTCGAACTCTTCAAGAGCTAACATAAACATGTGTAGGGGCATGTTGTCTATCAAACAGTCATAGACAGCCATGCGTCCCCACTCCCAGTCAGTTAATGGTTCTAGTCCGTTAGAGTCCTTCTTTGACAAAGGTTTCAATCCACTGCTTACAGATGTCTGAACGTACGATGTCATCTATTGTAAATTCAACAATAGGAATTGGCAACATATGCTTCTTAGCTAAGTGAACGATCTTGGTAAGACCATCAGCCTCCTTCAAGTCACTCTGCTGAATGTCACCATTAAGCACTAACTTAGAACCTTCACCGATACGTGTTACTAACATCTTTAGCTCATGAAGCGTAATATTCTGTGCCTCATCACAAATAACAAAAGTATCGTCAAAAGATCTTCCTCTCATGAGAGCTAGGGGTGCTACCTCAATGTTGCCGTTCTTCACCGCAGTTTCAACAACCCCTTTGCCTAGTTGCTTCTCCAGTACGTCTAGAACTGGTAGTGCCCAAGGGGCTGACTTCTCTTCTAGAGTACCAGGTAGGTATCCGATATCTTTACCTACAGCAACATGCGGTCTGGTAATTACGATCTTGTTGATCTGCTTCATGTTATACATATCGGCAGCAACAGAAGAAACTACGTATGTCTTACCTGTACCTGCAGGACCAAACACAATTACCTGATCACTGGTCTGTAGCGATTCGATATAGAACTTCTGGTTCTCATTACGAGGGAGAATACTGATACTCTCCTTAAACTCATCATGCTTTGTTTTAACACGCCTAGTTCTAGGTTTAGGTTTCTGCTGTACCATTTATTTATTCTTCTGAAGTTCAATCAACTTGTCCAAGTACCAACGTGCCTTCTTGAGATCCTCAAGCTTGTTCTTGTAGCGATACCGCCAGACATACTTGATGATGTTGCCTTGGATGTAGCCCTCACGAAGATCGTTAGTAGCTGCCATTATAGCGTCATAGCATTCGATACCACCTGCATTGTAGTGTGAGGGGTGGTTCACCATGTCTTCTTCATCGTCACCGATACTAAGTGTAACTGACTCCAGATCAAAGTAATCAAGGTCTGTATCGTTGTAGTCCATGTTGTTTCCTCTCTAGGTGTATGGCCCGCTCGGAAGGACTCGAACCCTCAACCTGCCGATTAGAAGTCGGCTGCTCTATCCAGTTGAGCTACGAGCGGATTAGTTTACAGGGTGATTAACTCAGCTTCATTATAGTTAATGTGGAAGAACTTCTCACCCTTGCGGATGTACTTACCGAATGCTGGTTTGATCGTATCGTCTTTCATCTGAGAGCCTTTGATTAACCAACACTGGGACAAGTCGTTATTGAATACGTAGAAATTAACATTTCCTTTGTACTTGTCAAGTAACCTCTTCTTCCTTTCAGGGATACGTATCTCCTCCCAGTCAGTAGGCCACTCAGCTTTCCAAGCAGTCTTCACCTCAGCCTCACTGTACACGGTGTTACCATCCTTCTCAGACACTACGTCAGCGTAGTAATTCTCTGATACATTTCTGATTGTGTGTCCAGTATTTTCAAGCAGAGATACTAGCTTCTCTTTGGCTGGGTTATCGTGCTTGTCGTACAGGTGTTGTTCGAAAGGCTTCCTCATCTTTTTTCTCCAAGTATGCTAAGGCTTTTTTAACACCGACTATACTGTCACCAAGCCTTCCTATTCCTGTATTACAGTTATCGCAAATCCAACCCCTGAAAGTTTCGGTAATATGGTCGTGGTCTAGTCGAAGTTTTTCAGTTTCTCTTCCACAACAGTCACAGGAAGTTCCCCTGCGATGTATAAACTTTTTACGAAGTAGTTGTGCTACCCTCTGTCCTTTTGCTTCACAAGTCCGACAGGTGTTGGAGAACCACTCAGTCTTTTCGTCTTTAGAGTTTAAAGTAACTCTTTTTATAGCAAAGTTTTCTATATCCCTGCTAAGTGAAAGCTTGCACCGATTACAGGTAGATTCTTCGCAAGACAAATTTTCTGTAACTTCTGTGATATTGAAGAAGTCTAACTGAGTAGCCACTACCCTTGCCCTCTACTTGGTTTGTAAGAACGCTTCTTCGCCTTGTTCATAGAAGAAAGTTTCATGCGGGACTTAGTACCACCCTGCGATGTCTTCTTCTTGTATGGTGTTGGCTTCCATACACCAGTAGCTAACTTAGCCATGAGTCTTACCCATCAAGATTTCAATCTCTGAGAACAGTTCAGGTGTACCCTTGCAGATCATTTTCTCCTGAATGTACTCACCGTCTTCTGCGTGACCATAGTAGCTGATCATAAAGCCGTTGTCTGCAATCTCAACGTTGAATGACTCAACGTTTGATACCACTTTTTTATTAGCCATGTTTCCCCTCCAAGAGGTATTGCTTCAGTTCTGTGTACCCACCGATATGGTCACCGTTAGAATTCCAGATCTGTGGTACTGTTTTGTATCCCGCCTTCAGGATCAAGTCAAGTAACCACTTAGAACTTTCTGATTGTACATTGTAGGACATATACTGGATACCTGCACCGTCCAGCATAGCTTTAGCATCATCACAGAAGTTACACTGGTTTCTCGTGATAATAACGTACATGTTCTCTCCACTAGATAAAAGAAATGAGCAGTTTATACACTTGCTCAGGTGTTAGTCTTAGATGATGCCTGTTACACCTAGCAGAACAATTACTGCCATGCCACCAAGAATAATCCACTTCTTATACTGATTGAAGAACTCCATGTCTTCCTCCTTATGTTAAGTCTACGATCTCACAGCTGTCACCACTGCAGGCCATAGTCTGCATAGCTACTGTGTTATCTTCCTTCTCATACTCTGAAAGCTTAGACCAGTCAATCTTTTTAGGCATAAGCTTCAAGAGTTCATCGTAGTCAGACTTACCAACCTCTTGGTATGGAGCCTGCTGATAAGTGTGCTCGTTGTATGGTAGGAAGCTTACACCACTCATTTCATCAAAGTGTTTGTAAACAAATGCTCCTACTTCGAACCACTCATCCTTCTTCACGTTAATAGTGACAGAAGGTTTATGCTCACACCAGTTACGCTGATAGGCTAACCACATCTCTAGCTGATCGATAGCTGACAAGTCAGCCGTTACGACAGCATTCTTAGGTGCCTTCATGGGGAAGCTGAACACGGTAGTCTGCTCAGGCTTCATGACGCAAGGCTCACTGGGGATACCCTGGTCCTTCATGAATTGTGTCAGGGGGTCTTTGTTGTCACCACGTACAGTACGAATGTAGTAGTGGCTATGACGAGCATGAATCCCACTAGCAGAATCGACAAGCTGCGATACAGTCCCTGATGGTTTGACACAAGTGATCGCAGCACTAACAGGGATATCAAGAAGCTCAGCCCACTTAGCGTTAGTAGCGACAGCAATACTGCGAAGGTGCTCAAGGGTTTTCTCCAAGCCTTTGTTCTTCAGAGTAAGAAGAGGATTGTCCATGATACCTGTCAGGGATACACCCAACAGACGTTCCTCTTCGGTGTTCTTCTGCCAGATCTTACGCAAGTATGGGAACTTGGTGTAAGTAGACTGGATGGTACCAAGGATGGTAGCTAGACGTACCTTACGCTCCAGATCCTCAATGCTATCAGTTGCACGTACAACTACTTCAGTGAGGTTACAGAACTGGTAGGGACGAAGAATGATCTCAGAGCAAGGGTTGGTACCGAAGTCCTGATCCGCATCTCTACGGCCATTCTTAGCTGCCTGCTTCTTGGAGGCTTGGCGGTTGAAGATACCACGTTCACCAGAGCCAGACTCAACCAGTGCCATCCACTCACGCATGAAGGATACAGCGTCAGGCTTCTCAGTATAAGAGGTAGAGTTATTAGCTAGTGCTCGTTGTGGTTCATTCTCCCACCACTGACCACTCTTAGCATGACGCATACGGTCATCGCTTAGGTTGGACAGGGAGATCATAGCACTGCGGCGTACACCACCTACCACTACCACTTCACCAATCTTACACATGATGTCGTGGCATTCGATAGAGGAAAGCTTACGTCCCTGTGCTTCCTTGAACTTAGCAACAACAAAGTTGAATAGATCAATCAGGGGAGCTGGACCTGAGGCACGGCCACCGAATGTCTTCAACCTTGCACCTGCAGGACGAACTGCGCTAACATCCCACTTGGGGATCTCACCACTATACAGGAGTGCAATAACTTGACGCAACGCCTTCGCCCATCCTTCCTTAGAGTCCTTTACCACAACGGTAGTATCACTCTGGAAGAGTTGAGGTACCTCTGGGAGCTTGGTTACGAACTGTCGTTCCACAGAGAACCCTACACCTGTACCACACAGGAGGATAAACATAGCCTCATCGAAAGACTTAGGGTCATCAACAGGGAGGTACGAACAGTTGTAGCCTGATGTGTTGTCACGATTAAGTGCTGGACCTGCAGTCATCATAGCCCGCATAGATGGCATAATCTCAAGGCTGATGATAGCCTGTTCGATCTCATCAAGTACGATCTCCTCACGTGTTGTTGGTACAACCACATTCGTCATGTATCGACTTACAGTCTCAGACCAGGATTCTCTGCGGCCTTCCTCTTCCATCCACCGTGCATAACGGGAGGTGTGGATGAAGGACTGGTAGTCAGTAGGTAAAAGGTTACTCATGCTTCCTCTCTCTCTTTCTTCTATAGTAGATCAGTTAAATCAGGTTCTTTGTAGTTTGGCCCTTTAAGGATCTTACCGTCTTCTCTCTTAATAGGTTTACCGTTTTCACCTAGCTTACTCATGTTACTCTCGTGTACCCTGAAGAATGCTGTAGCTACAACCATCTCCCCGTACTCCACGAAGTACTCATGTAGTGCCCTCTCAGCTTTCTGTGCTAGCTTACCGAAGTTTAGTCTTTCCTCTTCAGTAACCAGTTCAGATAGTTGTTCAGGCATTGTAAGGCTAAGACCTGTGTAAACGTAGAGGAGATCAGTGTACTCCTTCAAGTGCTCAGGGGTCTTAGGTTTCTCCGCATACAGTTCCTTCAGCTCTTCCTCTACAAGGTTGAGCCATAAACGAGGATCAAGAGAACCACCGAAGCTACGAATGAACTCAATGAGAGCCTGTTCAGGTGTAATAATCTCAGGCTTCATACCTTGAATGTCTTCACTCGTAATCATCTGTTGGTCCTTTTAACTCTAAATCTAGGATATGTACATCATCTATGTCGTACAGTGCTGAGTGAACTTGATCAATAAGATCCTCCCTCAGGCTGTCTTTATCTACCCCGAAGAACGTAGCATCAGGGTCAACCTCAAGTAAAACATAAATCTCGTACTTCATGCGGAAAGCCTGTAGTTATACTTTTGTTTTGGTCTGTTGCAACAAATCATTTAACGCTCCCTGTCTTTTTTTCTGAGGCTTCTCTTTCAGCCAGTCTTCTGGAATAGAAACGTCAGAGTAAAGGAAACCGTTCTTTGTACACCAGTCACCATACGTACTCTTAGCTCCCTTGTATAACCTAGCTCTAGAGTTGCTGAAGACAAACCTAATATCTAAGTCTGGGTGCTGTTTCTGTATCTCTAAGTGTTTACGTCTGTCGGCTGCTACGAAGCGGCCCTTAGTCTCAACGATAATACCATTATCTAGTAGGATAAAGTCAGGTGTATACTTTCTCTTTCGTACATCCAACCACTCAATCTTAACGGTCTCGTACTCAAAGTTAACACCTAACCCTGTGAGGGTGACTGATACGTCCTCCTCTAGTCCTGATCGGTATCCTTCTTGGATTGCTCTGGCTCTTCTTTTGCTGTGGGTGGCTCCCATATTTCTTCCTGTTCTCTTCTTAGCCAAAGCAGTCTGGCATTCTCTACTACCCTGTCGATGTCCCCACTGTAGGCGTTAAGTACAGCCTCCCACAGTTCATCCTCAGTCTCGCAGTCTTTTAGCATCTTCTTAGACTTCACTGGACCAATCCCCTGTAGGCCTATAATATTGTCGGCTGTGTCACCCATCAAGATCTGAGAGTAAAAGAACTGTAGTCCCTCAAACTCTGACACTGAGTGCCACTCATCTCTTTTGAAGTTGTAGTGGAAACAAGGTATCTGTAGCATATCCTTGTCGATAGATGCGACTACTGTTGATGGGCCTAGTCTGGTAGCTTCGATAGCTATAAGATCGTCAGCTTCCTCACCCTGAGTCATAGTGGCTTCGTATACGTCCATCATGTAGTCACGTGTAAAGCCAAGGAAGAAAGGTTTTTCTCTCGCAGACCTATTCCCTTTGTAGGGTCTAAACTGTGCGATGTCGTACCTAAAGTTTCCTTGGCCTGTAAGATACACGTGGTAGTCTTCAACTTCTGATGAGTAGCAAGTATTCCCCACTACCCATCTCATTACATCGTGAACCTTCTGTATTGCATCACGTTCACTGCCGTTCTCAGCACTGTAGGCAGCACGGTAGGCTATGATGTCTCCATCAATAAGAACCTTACCACGGTCACCTTTATTTGGTGGATCTTCTAATAGCACTACCGATACCTTCAGTTATTAAAACGGGATAACATCCTCAGACACTGAGTCAGCTTTAGCTGCAGGTTTAGGTGATGCCTTAGTTTCACCACCACTGTAGTCCTTAAAGAAGGAGCTAACTGCTGACTGCTTTGGGCTATCACCATCGTCAGTGATGTATGGTACGTGATCGATAACCTGAACGGCTTCGAGGCGTGTACCTTTACGGCCAGTCTTAGTCTCGAAGACAGCTGCTAGAACACGGCCACGGGAACCGTTACCAATCGTACCATGCGTCTCAAGATCCCACTCAGTCCTGTCTGGACCTGCTACTTTAGGTGCTCCACCTGCCCAAGCATTAGGTGCGGAGTGTGGGCGAGTAAGACGTACCATCGTACCCCGTCCATCAGGATCTTGGGTCATCTTCTTCTGGCATCCTGCTGCCTTCAGCTTCTTCGTGTTAGCCTCATCCATGATGATGGTCAACTGGTACTCACCATCAGTGTCAGCACTGTAGCGGTGGTCACGGTTGTGCTCAAAGATTTTAGCCCATTCGAAGATGCCTTCGATCTCTACCATTTCTGTTGCCATTATAACGGTACCTTTCTTGGTTTGTGTGTATTGGCTCCGACCTTCTACACGAGTTTAAAAATCATGTCAAGCTTTCTTGCGTAAGTAAAGAACAGCCTGTTCTAGTACCTCTGGGTCATCACCCAAAAGACCTAGACCTCTGTTACAAGAGTTACATAGAAGACCTCTAACGTTTCCTGTTTTGTGACAGTGATCTACTGAAAAGCGAGGTGATACGTGTTTTCCGTATGCTGATTTATTAGAGTCAATCTTACATATAGCACAACATCCTCCTTGGTCTTCCAGTATTTTTTCGTATATTTCAGGTGTTATACTGTACCTGTGTTTTAAGTACTTTCTTCTAGACACCTCCCTAAATCGTTCTCTATTTTTGTCCCTATAGTTATGGCGAGCCTCTCTATCACATTTTTTACACCTGTAGCCGTAACCATCAGAGCTTGATTTTGACTTGTGGTAGTTTTCAAAGGGTAATTCTAACTTACAAACTGTACACTTTTTCATCATATACTCCTAGTGTGTTTGACTTAGTTATACCCACTCTTACTAAAGATACAAGTCTAATGCGTCTCGGCCCAAGACAAACCTACGTCATAAGTGCCTGGCGTGGGTATCTTGAAGCCTAGTTCTTCTCCTGTCTCCAACAGGGTGTCAGAGATTAGTTTACCCATAGCTTCCGCTTCTTCTTTAGCCCCAGTCACTTCTACTTGGTATTCGTCATGAATAAAACCAACCATCTTAAAACGAATACCTAGTTTCCTTGCCTTATCATGCCAGCGTAGGAGTGCGTGTTTCATAAGCACTGACTCCCCGTTCTGTAGGATACCTGCAAGTGTCTTGTGTTGGCTAGGAACAATTACCTTGCGTCCATCATAGCCAGTAAAGAACCCCTTATCAGCAATGTAAGGGATTAGTTGGTTCTTCAGGGGGTACAAGCCATCAATACTCTTCTCGAAACGATCACGGGCAGCTGATGCCTCCCGTTCAGTGATGCGAAGAATACTGGCAGTCTTGGCTACGCCTGCACCCAACAACCAAGAATAGATAAAGGTCTTAGCGTCATCACGGGTTGCGTGTTCAACACCTAGAGCCTTCCTGTTCACGTTGTGGATGTCAGTACCCTCATCCTTCTTACCCTCCATGATAGCCTCAGCATATTCGGTAGCATCGAAGTGTCTCCACAAGTAGTCAGCGAGAACACGTAACTGAATGCCATCTGCGTCAGCACCCACTAGCCATGAACCCTCAGGGACAGTCCAACAGGCACGAAGGTGTAAGTCGTACTGCTTCTTTACCTCATCTACAGGAGACTTAGCATCACCATGAAAAGGAGAAGCAATGTTTGCTGTGTTGGGGTCACGGTGAGAACAGCGACCAGTCCAAGCACCAATATTGTTAATCGTACCATGTATGCGGCCATCTCCTTTAACTTGACCTAACCACTCCACAAGGCTGCTTCTGCGTCCCTCAAGGGTGAGCCACTTAGCTAGTGCCCTAGCACCCTGTGGTGCATCCTCAGGGAGAGTGTTGAGGTTGTCTTCAGAACATGTCCAACCGTAACGACTTAACTGTTTCTTCTTTAGGTCATAGTCCTCCTGTGTCATAGCTTCGCCCTTCTTAGTAGCTTTAT